CCACCTACCGAATCTGTTAGGGGAACAGTAATTATAGTGTTTTTTGCTGCAGCGGGAGTTGTCATTATAGTTTATGTTCTCCAAACTTTGTTTGGACTGACTCGTTTACCGTTATTATCTACAAAAGATTCAGTTATGAAATTTGATAGTCCGTCCACATCATCATCAGGAACTCTTAATGGATTACTAATACCACTAAGCACATATGTATGTAGGCAGACATCTGGTACATAATTCATACTATTTATCATGTTAATGGCTACCTTTCCCCGATATCCCCCATCCGGAGTTAGATAGTGTATATTTGCTCCTAAGAAGTAGATATTGCCCTTTTCATTATCAACGTCCATGGTTAAAATTTTTGAAAGAGGAAACTGGTCCCAGAATGGGTATCTGTCTGGATATAGTGCATCATAATTGAAACTATAAAATTTTCCAATTTCAAATCCAAATGTGTCTCCTAGATCTGTCGTATCATAATCCCCCTGCATCTCTTCCAATTCTGAAATCACTGCACCCCTATACCACTCAGTCGATGCAAATTTTCCACCAAACTCTTTATTCTTTCTGAGTAGTATTCGTTCCGAAGGTTTGAGAATTTCTTCCGAAACTTCTCCAGTCTCATCTACATCTTCGCTTGAACTTTGGGGTTTCTTATAATTTTCAAATGCCTTTTGATTGCGCTTTAGATTTTTTTCAAATCTTAGACGGCGATTATACTGACTATTTGGATCTTGGATATCCCTAAGTAATCTGTCTAGTTTGTCTGTCATACGTTAAGATCATCCTCTGTTAAAATTTTAAATTCCATTAACCTATCATCACAGTATTCTTTAGCTGCCTTCCACTTTGCTTGATTTGTTGCATAGGTGGTATTTTCAGTAATCCATCGTTTAGTTTTCTTTTTAGGATTTTGATTTGGAACTGATAGTTGATATTTTGGTTTTATTTCTATTAGGTATTTTTTAATGTCTCCAGTTTTTTCAACAACTTTTATATAAAAGTCTACAAAATATCTGCGATACTTGTTTTTAACCGGACAGAAATATGGAATTATAATTTCTTCACTACTCCACTCCAAAATTGAAGAATTCATATCGCAGTAATTCATGAACTTAAGTTCCCATGAAGATCTATATTCAATTTTGGTTGGATTCCCCTTATACTTTGAGTAATTTTTTGGGGAAAATTTTCCGCTATAATACATATACATAGTATACAACCCAGTACTATATAGAAATGTCTTCCAACCAGACATTACATTATCCAATAGAAAAAATACGGAGAACTTTTAGTAAAGTATCTGTAACTTCCTTTTTTAAAGTCGCATTTCCACTATCAAATAATGATAATGGTCTTGGTGGAGGTCTTCTCAACAGACTGGCTAAGGCTGGTGTTTTGGACTATAATGCTTCTGAAGGATTAGACCCACTTGAACATATTGAGTTGTTATGCTCCAATACCATTTTACCTGGACCAGCATTTAAGGCTTCCGAGGTAATTGGAAATCGTCAAGGAATTGTTGAAAAGTACCCACTCTATAAACAATACCCTGAACTTGCAATGACATTCTTTGTGGACTCTAATCATAAAATTATTCGATTTTTTGAAGAATGGACAAACTATATAAATCCACTCTACGGAAATTCTGGAAGGGAGGTTTCAAGTACCCCCAATGGCCAAATATCACAAGATGCTTCTGCGGAGAATAGCTACTATAGACTTCGTTATCCAGACCAGTACACCCAAAATATCTTGGTTACTAAATTTGAACGAGATCTGAACAGTATTGAGGCTGATGGAAATCAGACAAGGTTTAAGAATAGTAGTTACTTAACCTATAAATTTATAAAGGCATATCCAAACAATATTATAGCTTCTCCAGTAAGTTATAATGGATCTGATATATTGACATATACGGTGACCTTTAACTATAGTAGGTATGTTATTCTTCAATCTTCTCCAGCATTTGGTCCATCACTAACTATAAATGATGCGACAACTCAAAGCTCCTGGGGGGACTATTCCGAAAACCCACTATCCAGCACATTTGCCTAAGACTAGACCTTTATTAAATTGAACAACTATGCCATTACCGACACAAACTGCTCCACAATATGAACTGATTCTTCCTTCCAATAAAAAGAAGGTAAAGTTTCGTCCATTTTTTGTAGGAGAAGAGAAGATATTAATTTTAGCCCTGGAAACTCGGGAGATGAGTCAAATTTCACGAGCAATCAAACAAGTCCTTGATAACTGCATCATTACTAGAGGAATTAAGGTAGAAGAACTGCCAGCATTTGATATTGAATATTTGTTTCTGCAAATTAGATCTAAGTCTATTGGAGAATCTATAGAACTTATTATAACCTGTGGCGATGATGGGAAGACTGAAGTTCCAGTAACTATATTTGTGGACCAAATTCAAGTTGTAGTTCCAGACAATCATAGTGCTACAATTGATTTGGAAAATGGATATAATATTCAAATGAAGTATCCTTCTCTACTACAATTTATTGAGAATACCTTTGAACTTGATAGAACCTCTGTATCTAATATCGAGAAAAATCTTAAGTTAGTATCATCGTGTATTGATACTGTATATAATACTGAAGAGTGCTGGTCAGCTTCAGACTGTACTGAAAGTGAGTTGCTAGCTTATATTGAAAAACTAACCCCATATCAATATAAAAAACTTGAGCAATTTTTTGAAACCATGCCAAAATTATCACTCAAGCTTCAGGTTACGAATCCAAATACTGAGGTTGTTAATGATGTTGTTCTTGAGGGGTTGAACGATTTTTTCGCCTAGCCCTAGCAAAGGAGGATCTTGAAACATACTATAGAATAAATTTCGCACTCATGACCATTCATAAATATTCTTTGACGGAAATTGAAAATATGATTCCATGGGAACGTGAAATTTACTTAGAATTGTTAAGGCAACATATACAAGATAAGGAAGAAAAGACTACCAATGGATGAACTCAAAAAAATTAATATCAATAAATTTTTTTCGGGCTCAATGTCCTCATCTTCTAATGTTAGGGTAAATCGGACTAATGTACCTGCAGAACCAGTCGTTGTATCTGGTTCAGATCTATCACAAATTCTGCAGGTAGTAAAGCAGCAAACAGAACTCACAAAGGTTCAGGAAGTACGGATAATACAGGAAAATCGAGATGATCAAATCCTTCAGGGAATGGTTGGTGCATTGCAACAACGTTTTATTTTCCTACAGAAGGGATTTGCAAATCTATCAAGTCAATTTCAATTAGAACTGCAATCCAGAAAAAGAGAAGTTGATAAGCAGGAACGTCTACTTCTGGCGCAGTATAGTGAGAGTAGTAAGACATCACCTGCACAAAATAATACTGGCACAGTTAAAAGAACTAAGGCACTAGAAGTGCTTAGTGACACTACTGATAGTGGAGATTCTTATGGTTCTGCTAATACTTCTATTCTGGGGGCATTTGGATTAGGTGCAGCGGCTATGGCTATGGAGAGCTTGGAAACTAGTGGTGGTAGTGGTGGTGCTTCTGCTGGTCAGTGGAAACCCCTATTAGATTTAATTGCCTCTGGAGAAGCTACGGAGGATAGCTACGAATCAATGAATCCTAGTACCTATCTCCCAGGAGCAACCAAAATGACTATTGCTGAGGTTGATAAAAAGGCAACTGGGGCAGTAGGAAGATACCAGTTTATGACTCCCAAAGAACAGGCAACAGCTGCGGGATTGGATCCAAATAAAGATCTTTTTAGTCCTGAAAATCAGGATAAGATGGCAGTATCACTCATAGAAAATAAGCGACAGGGAAATGCGTGGTTAGCCGGAAAGCTGACAGATGAACAATTTAGTGAAGGGCTTTCGAATGAGTGGGGAGCACTTAAGAGTGCAAGTGGAAATGTTCTTCCAGGAAACAGTGGAAGTATTGACTATGAAAAGCTAAAGACTGTACTTAGGCAAATTAAGGGAAATCAATCTAGTACGGAATCTAATAAAGCAAAGTCTAAAAAATCTACAGAAATTTCTTCATCTCCAGAAAAAGAATCTGCTCCACCAGGACAAGTTGCAACTTCTCAGGTAGGATCCCCAGCCTCATCGGCTGATGATAAAATTTCAAGTTCATATGTACCTTCAGACGGTGGTTCAGGTACAACTCAGCCAATACTAATTCCAATGGGGGCATCTGCCTCCAAATCATCCTCAGTAGAACAAATATCTGCAGGATCTGCAATTCCTCCGGGCTACTCTAAAAATTTCAGCAATCCATATCCAGATGTAGTTCAGGCACAATTTAATATCTTAGTATAATGGCTAAAAACCTTATGAACAATTATACTGAGAAAAGTATAAAAATTATTGAGACCGATGCCAAAGATCTTATACGGGCGATTGAATACTTTACAATAAATTTTAGAAAAGATTCTAATACTTTAAGACGAAAGGAAGATAGTGTAATATCCAAATACACCAATCTTTCATCCATTAAGACTTCAGAAGCAACGGAAGTAATTCCTCAGAAGACTAAAAGTTTCCAAACTCAACCTATATCTAATGAGGCTGGTGGTGTCATAGCTGCCCCCAAGGCTACCAACCTCATGCCTCAGGAAGAAGAACCAACTAGGGTTCCCTCAATTATTCCACCTATAGTACCTTATTTTCCTCCCGGCGGAGCACAAAATCCTGATGGATCTAATGGTAGACTAAAGGATAATCAGCTTAAAGCTGTGGGTGATGGGGCTAGATTGTGGACTCCGGCAGCAGATGCATATCTCGCAATGAAAGAAGCCGCTAGGAGGGATGGTGTAAATTTTATATTAGCTGAAGGGTATCGAGATTATGCCGGACAAGTTATTATGAAACAACGCTATGGTAAGGATGCCGCAGAACCCGGAACTTCTGTGCATGGGTGGGGTAGGGCTATTGACATATCATCTCCAGGAGCCCAGGAGTGGATTGTTAAAAATGGAAGAAGATATGGTTGGATTCGACCAAGTTGGGCAAGTTCGTCATATGAGCCTTGGCATTTTGAGTATAGTGGAGTTGGAGAAACCCCAAAGGTTGAACCTAAGCGGCAATCTAGAGAGCCCATTGTGAAAAAGATATCTACAAATACAAACTATCAGCCAATTATACTTGCGAATTCTGGCGAAGGAACTGTACCTTCGGGGAATACCGTTTCGAGGAAGCCTTCAAATATGAGTCTAAATAATAATATTAGAAATCCTCTCACTAACTTGTATATGCATACTACCTATGGTGTTGGATAATGTCAGCAGAAAATAATTATATCTATGATGAATTTAAGATAACTCCACTGTCTGGTGGAGCTAATTCTATTGATTTATCAGATAATTCTATTGCATCACTATCATACTATGAGGATATTTTATCCCCAACTGTTACTGCAAAATTAAACTTTGCAGTTGTTGATGTGAGTAATGCTCCAGGAGGATTTGATATTTTTGGTGGAGAGGAAGTTAATTTTCAAGTAAATGTTCCTGGCTGCACAAGTAAGTTAAATTTTAGCAAAACTGGAAAGGGTCTATTTGTTAGACGAGTAAGTGCAGATAAAAGTTCCACAACTGCAATATTTTCTACTGAACTTGTAAGTAAGGAAACTTTTGCAAACGAAACTGTTCGAGTTAGTAATAGATTTGATACAACTATAAGTGATAGCGTTAATAGAATATTTTCCACACTAAAGTCTAGTAAGACAATTAATGTTGAAAAAACTGTAAATAAGTATTCCTTTATTGGAAACACTAAGCGGCCCTTTGATCTTATTACTTGGCTATGCCCAAAATCAGTTCCCCCTGGGGATGGTGGATTTGGTACTGCTGGTTATTTGTTCTATGAGACATTGGATGGGTACTTCTACAAGAGTGTAAATACTCTTATTACTGCAGACAGTGTGTTCACCTACACTCAAACAGAAGCTGCTGAATCTTATGATGAGAATAATAGGTTTAGAATACTTTCATCTAATATAAGTAAAAATAATGATATCTTAAATTCCTTAAGACTTGGAATGTATGCAAATACTAGTTTGTTCTATAATCTGTATAAAAATGAAGCAACTAAGGTTGAATATAAGTTGAGTGAAAAGTATAGTAAGAATTTAAAAACTTCTGCAGGCACTAGTCAGTACCCTAAACTTCCATCTGGTATTGAAAATTTCCCATCAAGATACCTACTTAGAACTTTGGATGTAGGAAATCTTACTGATGCTGGAAAGATTGAGGAGACCTCAAATTTGCCTAAATATCAGGCAGAGGCTGTTGTAAGATACAACTTACTATTTTCTCAGATATTGAACATAACTATTCCCTGCAATTTGGATTTAAGAGCTGGTCAAGTAATAACTTGTCGAATTCCTGAGTCAACTGCAAATCCTTTAAATAAGAGTTATGAGTCTCAGCACACTGGAAACTATATGATTTCTAATCTATGTCACACCTTTGAGGGAAATCAATGTTTTACATACCTAAGTTTAGTTAGAGATTCCTATGAGATTAAAACTAATATCAATTAAGTATACAAAAGATCCTCAGTATAAAATTTATAGAAACTAATGTTATTAGATCAGTCATCAAATCAATTACTTAAGACCAATTTTTTGGGTAGAGACGGATTTATCTGGTGGATTGGGCAAATTGCTTTACCAAAAACTAGTAAGTGGGATAAGTCTGATCTTGCTGCAAAGATTTCTGATGAAAATTTATACTACAATCGAGTAAAGGTTAGGATATTTGGTTATCATACTGGAAATTGTAGTGAATTGCCTGATGACAAACTTCCCTGGGCGCATATTCTAATACCTCCAGGTCAAAGTAATGGTGTAGTGAAGCAGGGAATATCTCATGACTATAAGGGTGGTGAGATGGTTATGGGATTTTTCCTAGATGGGGATGATGCTCAGCAACCAGTAATCTTTGGATCACTCTATAAGCCATCATTTGTTAGACCAGAAATAACTCCACAGAGCATAGCTTCCAAGTTGTGCTCGGAATTTAAGGCATTTGATCCAGAATCTCCATCGGCACACAATTCTTTGGGGGCAACTAACCCTGGGGGGAAGAATGTAGGAACTGGTGTTGGTAATGTTAATGATCCTGGAAAAACTAAAGCTACCAATAAATCTGGAATTGACGATGTTTCCGCCACAACTAAGGAAACTATTCCTGCGGCACATAAAATAATATCAGAAAGAATTGATGATAAGCATCAGACGGTATCAATTTGTGAAAATAATGCTATCAATAAAATTCTCTTAGCAGTTGAAAAGCTTCTAAAAAAACTTCAGAATTACTATCAGTTTGCTGGGTTTTATTACAATGCTATAATGAATAAGGTCTCCAATATTACTGGAGAGATTCGAGCAGTTGCATCTTTGGTGACTGGGTTTATTACTGGATTGATTAAGAAGGGAATGAATATTCTCTTTGAGAAAATAAGTAAGGCAATTAATGAGGCTCTGAGTAATTTAATTCCAAAACCAAAACACGCAAAGGTTGCAAGTCTTTTAGATATTATACTTAATGAAATCTATTGTCTATTCAAAAAACTTTTAGAATCTCTATTTGATTTGGTACTAGATTCCCTATTCAATTTTGTAAATCAGGCTGTAGGTGCAGCTCTTTGTGCAATTGAAAACTTTGTTGGTCAGCTCTTAAATAAGATATTAAATTCTTTAGATGCGGCACTTCAGCCAATGCTTCAGCAAATTAACCAAGTCATTGGGGGGGCTCTTGGTTCAGTTGGAAATATTCTAAGTCAAGCAATGGGTATTCTTGGAATTATCAAGGGTCTTTTAAATTGTTCAGATTCCAGCAAACTTTGTAAGCCACCGGAAACTTATTCAATGGCTGAGGGAGTAAGTCAGGGGGATGTTGATAATTTTACTAGAGTTATGGATACTCTTGGTGCCGGTGGAGCTGCTCAGTTAATTGGAAGTATTGGTGAAGCCTTAGGTGTTGGAGATATTGATTTAACTTCTAGTGGATGTGATATTGCAGCAAAATTCTGTGGCCCACCAAGAGTTGAAATTTTGGGCGGCGGCGGTTTTGGTGCTGCTGGAAATATAATTGTAAATACGCTTGGGCGAATAATTGGTGTAAATATGTCAAATTTTGGATTTGGGTATGTAGAACCCCCTGTCATTAGCTTCATTGATGATTGTAATAGGGGTCAGTATGGTAGAGGAAGAGCAATACTTGAGAATCAGCAGATAGTTGCAATTGTAATTGATGATGCTGGGGAAGATTATTTAAATAACATAGTTAAAGTTGAGTATGGTATTGGTGATATTGAACAAGTTCCTGCTGGGTCTAACGATACTGGAGGAGTCGGTTATATACCAAAATTAGATGATATTTACATCGATTCTCCGGGATATGGTTATGACGATACTACAACAGTTAGTGTTGGTGGAAATGAATATCCGGTGACAATTGGCCCTGGTGGTAGTATCCTAGGTGTAGATGTTAGTGGAACTAGTTTGTATACAGAAAGCCTTCCAGAAGTTGAAATAAATAATACAACTAATGGTATAGGTGCTAAGTTAATGCCCATACTGAAATTTATTCGGACAGATTCTGCCGATAATGAAATCATTGATTCTGCTACAGTTATTAACGTTGTTAATTGTGTTCAAAAATGACAAAACCCCACATAGAAGTATACGAAAGATATAGGATTGATTCTGGCAATAGAATGCCAAAATTGGGAACAGTTGATTATGCTATGACCACTAAGACTGGAGCTGGTTATGGCTTTTGTGAGAGTGGAAAGCATTTTCTGGTAACTGAAAACATTTCATATGAGTCTGTTGGCAATAATCTTCCACAAAATAGTAATGCCAATCAACCACATCAACCTGCAAAGTGGATTCATGCAAAAAATGGAGACATTGTAATTCAGGCGCCAAATGGAACGATATACTTAGAGGCTAGAAATATTATTTTAGATGCCGTTGGGAGTGAATCTTCAACGCAAAAAAATGGAAATGTGTTTTTGCAGGCATCTAATGAAGTCTATATTAAATCAAGCGATAAGGTAACAATTGCTGCTACTGATGTTTTAATTAACGCAAGCAAGACAGCAACAATTGTGGGAAAATGTTTTTTGAACATGACTGGTGGAATGGTTAATAGTGCATCCTCTGTAGATACTTTTAATGCTCTTTCTATACTTGATACTAGAGTTATGAAATTAATCACTGCTCTTGGGTTAGTATGATATGGATGTTTCTGTACTAGGAGTAAATAAAACTCTTCATGTTGGCCATTCAGATCCAACATACTTTCCAAAAAATCCACTTAATATTCCAGGTCTGGCTACAATTAATGGCCCCCTTGTTGTTGGTGGAGTGATTGATGGTCAGTTACCGGCTCCACTAGCAAAACTTTCTCTACTTCATATTATAACTCCAGCTACAGTTACTGCGGATATTCCTCCAACTCCAACGGGGTTTACCCCAGCAACTACTTCTGCACTGAAAATTAGTGCTCTTGGAGATGGTGCTATTCCGTATCCTGGTCCAGGAATTGTTGCAAACGCCCTAGGACATACTATTAGTGCGGGTATACCAGTTCCCTCTGCAATAACTGGCCTCAACTTCCTAAGTCTAACACTCATTAATCTTGATGCAACTGCTACAATTTCAATAAAAAGCCCCGCCACTACTATTTGGGGGGGAATTCTTACTGTCAACTCATCCACATTTATTAATAAAATTTTAAATGTGGATGGACCATCGTTGTTTAATAAGGTTGCAACATTTAATTCAAATGTAATTTTTAATCGGGGCTATACTGCAAACGGAAGTTGTGCAGTTAATGGATCACTGTCTTTAAGTGGGGTTGGTGATGTTGCAACAAATATTATTCAAGCAAAGGCTCTGCCAGCAAAACCCTTTGATATTCCACACCCATCTAAACTTGGACATAGATTACGTCATGTTTCTCTGGAGGGTCCAGAAATATGTGTGTTTTATCGTGGAAAGCAATCTGGGAATGTTATTGTTCTTCCAGAATATTGGAAGGATCTTGTTGACGAGTCTACGATTACAGTTCATCTGACGGCAATCAACAAGTCCGATTCTCTTTATGTAGATTTTATTAAAAATAATCAAATATATATTGTATCAGATTTGCCTGATCCTCAATATTATTATTATGTTGTTGCTGAAAGGAAAGATTTAGATAAGCTTATAGTAGAATACCCTGGGTGGAATGTGAAGGATTACCCTGGACAAGACTTTATTGGAGTAAACGATGTCATCTGAACAAACAAAACGATTAGTAGTTGATCTGAGCCAAAAGGTTACAGACAACACTGAAAATATTACTATACTAAATTCGCTTTTACCTGAGATTCAAACTAAGGTTGAAAACTTTGGTCCAGCATGTGCTGGGGTGGATTCAACAATCATACCAATTATTGCCAGCATAAATGCATTAAAAGCTCAAATCCTATCAATAGGATCCACAGCTCAAAATATTGTGGGTTGTGGAACTACGACTATTAGTTCAGTTTACCATGACGCTGAATACTTATATTCGTGGAATGCATCTACAAGTAACTACCAGGGATCTGATCCCTATGGATCCATAACCAGTCAAAGTCTATCCTCATCAAATATTGGTATTGGAACATTTAATCAGCTTTCTCCTGATGGGGGAACAAATATTGGCTCATACTACTCACTAACTGGTCCTGGCTATGAAACTAGTCCTGGAGGTGAAGCCTACATTGATATGCTTCCCACTCCAATAGTTGAAACTGCAACAGATATTGCAAATTGTAATGCATGTAAGGCTGCCATAGTGGCTCTAAATACTCAGATTTCAAATCTTAGAGCTACAGTAGCTGGCCCAACAAACACTGCAAATTCTCTAAAGAATGAAAGACTTGAATATGAAATTAAACGATATGGTTATAATACTTCAATCAAAAATCTTCAAGACGAAAACACTAGAGTTGGGATATCCCTCACCACCTTGACAAGCCCGGCATATGATGCTATAGTATAGGGACCGTGTGAAGGGAGTGTTGAAAGAGCCTAGGTTCTTTCTTTGGGTGTGTAGTCCAGCGGCAGAGACAAAGCACTTAAAATGCTTACAGGGTCGGTTCGAATCCGACCACACCTATTGCCTCAGTAGCTCAGTTGGATAGAGCAGGGCTTTTGTAAAGCTCAGGTCGCAAGTTCAAGTCTTGTCTGGGGCTCTTCCGTATAAATAAAGCATAATAGATACTTGCGTAATATACGATGCCCCTTTCTAGGTTAGAGAATTTTCTCAAGAATGTAGACGGCAATATACTCTACGTTAATCCATCAGATCTAGATTCGACTGATGCGATTGAAAATCAGGGTAACTCACAAACCAGGCCATTTAAAACAATTCAAAGAGCTTTACTAGAATCTGCTAGATTTTCGTATAATATTGGTCCCGGAAATGATAGGTTTGATAAGACCTCTGTCATGTTGATGCCAGGAACTTATAATATTGATAACCGACCTGGGTATTCAGTAATTAGTTCTGGGGGAAATCCAAGTTATCGAAATATTAACGGGGAAGTTGTAACTCTTCCAGAATTGACAAATTCAAACAATTATGATATTGAAGATCCTGAGAACGATCTCTACAAGTTCAATTCAACAGAGGGTGGTGTTATTGTACCTAGGGGTACATCTATTATTGGTTTAGATCTTCGTAAGACAAAGCTTCGTCCAAAGTATGTTCCTGATCCAACAAATGCTGGTATTACGAGTACGGCATTATTTCGAATAACTGGTGGATGTTACTTCTGGCAATTCTCAATTTTTGATGGAGATCTTAATAATACAGTATACTACAATAATACTCCTGATGTACGCACACCAAACTTCTCTCACCACAAATTAACATGCTTTGAGTATGCTGATGGTATAAATGGTGTAGGTATTGGTACTTCTTCGGGTCTAACTGATCTTCAGATGTACTACTATAAGGTCTCGAAGGCTTATGGTAATAGTTCTGGTAGACAAATTGATGATTTCCCCCCAAATACGGATATTGAACCACTTCCACCAGAATTTAAAATTGTTGGTGCTGTAAGCGCAAATGATGTTGGTATTGCAAGTGCTTCGGCAATATCCGCAAATCCACTAACTGCTACAGTTATCACTCAATCATCACATGGGCTTTCGAAGGATGATACTGTAAGAATTTCTGGCTTTACTTCTACAGTATATAATGGATCTTGGTCAGTTATTGGAGTTACTAGCGAACGTCAATTTGATGTTAATATCGGAGCAATACCAGCAACTGCTGGAGTTCTGTTAACTGGGCTAGAAAAACTTGTTATTGAACCAGATAATGTAAATGGTGCATCACCATATATCTTTAACTGTTCTTTACGATCCACCTACGGGATGAATGGTCTGTATGCAAACGGATCAAAATCTTCTGGATTTAAGTCAATCATTGTTGCCCAGTTTACTGGTATTAGTTTACAGCGAGATGATAATTCGTTTGTAATTTATAACAAAAATACTGGGACCTATCAGACTAATGAAACTTCAATTTCTGCTGGTATTTCTTCTGTACCACTACACCTAAATTCTCAAGCAATATATAAGCCAGAATATGAAAGCTATCACATTAGATCTTCTAATGGTGGATTTATTCAGGCAGTTTCTATTTTCTCCATTGGTTTTTCTCAACACTTCTTGGCAGAAAGTGGTGGTGATATGTCTATCACCAACTCAAACTCAAACTTTGGTGGAAGATCTTTGGTTGCAAAGGGATTTCAGGAAAATTCCTTTGATCGAGATGATGTTGGGTATATTACCCACATCATTCCTCCAAAGGATGATGCTACAGATCCGGATACAAAAACTTGGGTTTCCTTAAACGTAGGTTTGACCACAAGTGCTTCTGGCGGTCCATTTTCTAATAGAATTTATCTGTATGGCTCTAGTAGTATTGATAATCCTCCTCCACACATTATAGATTCCTTTGCAATTGGATCGAATGTTGATGAAGTATTATATGTAAATGTCTCTACGGCAACTTCGGAGGTGACTCTATCGACACCAGTCTTGATGCCGATTCCAGCAGGAACTGATGGACCAACCTCTGAAAAATCATTTAAGGTTATTCGGGTTGGCGCAGCAAATAGTATCACATCAAACAACACCTTCAATCTTGAAGTGCCACACACATTCTTCACTGGAGAAAGTGTAAGAATTTTGAGTGATAACGGTAATATGCCAGATGGTGTACTTCCAGATAATATCTACTATACAATTACTGGGGGATCACTTTCATCAAGTCAACTTCAGATTTCTAGAAGTCTGAACGATGCAATTTCTGGAACTCCTATTCCCATTGATATCTTCAATGGAACTGGTGGCCTGCTGAAAATTGTAAGTAGAGTAAATGATAAGAGACCAAACGACATTGGACACCCAATACAGTTTGATACTACTAATTTAAACTGGTATATAAACACTTCAACATCCGGCAGTAAAAATACTATAGTAAGTGGATTTAGTTTTTATAGACAATTTTTGATTACAAATGAAAGCTCAAAATCTTATATTACGAGAAGAATTGATACAAGAACAACTAATGATAGAATTTATAGATTACGTTATGTAATTCCTAAGGAGTTCTCTGTTGCGAGGGAGCCATCTCTCAATTTTATTATTCAAGAAACTAAAACTTCGGGGATCAATAACTCAAGTGAATTTTCGGTACTGACTAATCAAATTCAGTCCAGGGCAGTTAGAATTTTATCAAACATTGTCTATAACTCTAGTGTTGGTATTTGCACAGTAACTACAGAAAAACCTCATAACTTTATTCTTGGGGATGTTATTAAATTAAGTAATGTTCGGAGTTCTGATAATCCGGTTGGATATGCATATTCCGGCTACAATGGCATTCATAAGATTACTAAATTAAATGATTCTAAGAAATTTGAATTTACAATTACTGGAAGCATTGGAAGTCATGTTGATACCTCCTCCAATAGAGATCAAACTCTTCCAACTATCTCCAGGCAGGAATATAAAAATACCCTATACATCTATAATATTGAAAAGCTTCAGGAGCATTCCTATAATAAATCTGATGGCATCTATCACTTAACTTGTCTCTCATCAAATATTTCTCCTAGTGATTCATTCTTCTCTGGACAAAAATATTCACAGAGTCCTGCAAATCTTTATCCAACAATTGATAAGGATAACTATAATTCTGATCCGAATTCAACACTCTCCTATGCTCAAAATGAAATTCTAGGTAAGGTAAATGTTAATGATAGAAGAAATAGTATTACAAAGCAGACAGTTGAAACTTTCCTGAAAAATAATTGTGTTGGTATTGCGATTACTAATGCAACAAATTCTAGTGGAACTACAACAATCTATACTAATGTTGAGCATAATTTAAATGCAGCTAAGTCTCTATCGATAGTTAGTTTTGGTACTAATTATGGATACACTGGCATCTCTACAGTTCTCTATAATGCTAGACTAGTTGGTGTTGGAATTACTGGAGATGGTGCTACCGCAAACATTGCGGTAAGTGCTGCTGGTACAGTCACAGGTATTACACTAGTAGATGGTGGTTCTGCCTATGGTATAGGCATGACTATGACTGTTGTTGGAGTGAAAACTCAAGCATCTTGGAGTCCTGCAGTTGTATCTGTAACTTCAATTAACAATAATGTTGGGGATGCAATTGAAGTTGTTGGTGTTGGAACTACTGGGAATCGAACCAATAGTAACTATAATGGGCTCTATCGGGTTTTAGGAATTTCTAGCAGCAGATCACTGAGTTATGATAATGGATCAAATCCTGGCATCTATACGGGAACTACTGGATCTAATGGATTCTTTAGGTTAGTTGATGAAGTTGTTACTGCAAGTGCCATATCATATACTAATGTAAGTACCGGAATTGTAACGGTCACAACCTCTCAACCTCACGGGTTAATTATTGGTAATAAGTTTACAATTGCTGGGGCGGCACAAACAGTCTATAACGGAACATTTATCGTAAAGAATAGAATTAATACTACAAATTTTGACTTCTATATTGGTCCTGGATTCAATTCTGCAGCATTTACTGGTAGTTGCTTCATTATTCCTACTGGATTAACTTCTAAGGGTGGAGACACGTCACTTGTTGATGAACGAGTTGGAAGTCGTATGATTCCACTCTATGCTGGAATTAGTACAACTGCAGCGGCTGGCATTACAACCACTACAACTTCTATTAATCTTAATAGTATTTTAGGATTTAGTACTGGAGATTATCTTCAAATCGATAATGAGGTTCTCAGAATATCTGGTTCTGTCAATCTTTCAGCAAATACTGCAAATGTTCTTCGTGGTACTCTTGGAACAAGAGCTACACTGCACGATAGTGGTTCTGTTGTAAGAAAGATCCGAGTAATTCCTACAGAACTTAGAAGACATAGTATTCTTAGAGCCTCTGGTCAAACCTTCGAGTATGTTGGATTTGGCCATGGTAATTATGCAGCAGCACTTCCATCTAGACAAAACCGAATATTAACCAGAGAGCAGCAGTTACTTACTCAGTCTGTTCAAGAAGATGGTGGAACGGTTTCATATACCGGAACAAATGATAGTGGTGATTTTTATATTGGTAACAAGATTATTAGCCCAATTAATGGATCAGAAGTCTCAATTAATCTACCAAGAGAAACTTTCTTAGGAATTAATGATTCTAGTCTTTCGGTAACTTATGACGATGTAACTATCAACAATAGCCTTAAGGTTACTGGGGGTATTGGAAACTTCCAATCTTCGGAATTCCGAGGACCAGTTTCCCTCTATAGAAAACTAACTTCAACTTCAAGTGATGGTATACAGACTATTAAACTTGAGCTGAAGGGTACTGCAACTCAAGTTAGATCCTATAGTGTTGGTATTGCTACTCCAGTAAATGCGGTAACGCAGGGAGACGTAATCTACACCACAACTCCTTCAGTTGGTGGTTATCTTGGTTGGGTATATACTGGCTCTGGTGTTAATGATGGCTGGAAGAGATTTGGATTAGTTAGCCAGCAGGCAAATTCTACAGTAATTACTCCAGATCAAATTGGTATTAATACTACAGCTCCGAGAGATATTTTAGATATTCGAAATGGTGGAGCAATTCTTGATCAACTGCGAGTAACTGGTATTGTTACCTTTGATAATGGGGGTAGTGTCAATCGTATTACTCTTGGTGATGTAAATGTAATTGGATTTACTACATTTACATCTACTGGCGGCATTCAAGTTGCCTGTGGAGCATCCTTTGCTGGAATTACTACATTTAAGGCTGCTGCATCATTCTCGGGAATAACTACATTTTCAAATAACGTTTCAATTTCCACGAATACAACTCTCAGTGTAGATTCAACCTCAGTGTTCCGTGGCGATACAAGTTTTGGAAATATTTCAGTTCAATCTATAAATGTACTAACACCAAATGGATTTACTGGTACTGCACCTCAGAGCAAAAAAATTGCGACGGTGGGAATCAGTACGAATAGTACTCACTACTTAACTTTTGTAAGTAATGGTATAACTGTAACCACTGCAGATGGTGCTCAGGATCTTTATACTAACACCGGTATTTACTACAATCCAAGCACCTTTAATTTTGGATCTTCTGGAAGTATTACTGCAGCAACCTCTCTAAATTCTGCTACTGGTGCCTTTAGTGGAAATGTTACAATTTCAAATCCTGGCACACTACTATTTGGCAGTACTACTCGCCAAATGCTTAATCTTTATTCCACATCTTATGGATTGGGAGTTCAGTCAAGTACTCTATACTTTAGAAGTGCATCAAGATTCTCATGGCATCAGGGAGGTATTCATAGTGATTTTGAAAATACTCCAGGATCTGGTGGAACTCTTGGAATGACTCTAGATGCTTCTAGTAACTTACTTGTTACTGGATCGGTTTCTGGAACATCATTCACGTCTTCTGTTACGACTGGAACTGCACCTCTTACAGTTTCTTCTACGACTAAGGTAACAAATTTAAACGCAGATTATTTGGATGGCTATACCTCGGATAGTGCAAATACTGCTAGCACAATTATTCTTCGTGATGGATCAGGTAACTTTAGTGCTGGTACAATTACTGCAAGCTTAACTGGAAATGTAACTGGCAATGTAACCGGTTCTTCAGGATCCTGTACTGGAAATGCAGCCACTGCAACTATTCTTCAGACTGCTAGAACTATTAATGGAGTTTCCTTTAATGGTGGATCGAATATTACTATATCTGCAGCAAATGCCAACAGTCTATCTGCTGGTTCATACTTAACTGGCACAACATACGATGGATCTACTGCAGTAACCTGGGCTGTCGATGCTACTCCAAACAATACCGCAAGTAAGGTTGTTGCTCGTGATGCATCGGGCAACTTTAGTGCTAATACAATTACTGCAAGCTTAACTGGTAATGTAACTGGTACTGTAAGTGGAAATGCAGGTAGTGCAACAGTTCTTCAGACCACTAGAAATATTAATGGAGTTGGATTTAATGGAAGTGCTGCTATTACCATTACTGCATCAAATCCATTCTCATTAGTTCGTGGTTCATACCTAACTGGATCAAACTATGATGGATCCTCTGCGGTAACCTGGGCAGTTGACGCTACTTCTGGAAATACTGGAGATAAAATTGTTCTTCGTGATGGATCAGGCAACTTTAGTGCTGGTACAATTACTGCAACCTTTAGTGGTAATATTGGTGGTAATGTAACTGGTAACGTGACTGGCAATCTTACTGGAAACGTGATTGGAAATGTGACTGGCAATGTGACTGGCAATGTAACCGGTTCTTCAGGATCCTGTTCAGGAAATGCAGCTACTTCAAGTGCCACTTATGTTAATGGTAGTGGTGATACTGGTTCCTGGTCTGTTGCACTAGTTTCAAGCACTGGAAACTCTACGGTAACCTTGGATGGTGGACTCACATATAATGCATCGACAAATGCACTATCAGTTACTGGAGATATTACAGCATTTGCTTCGGATATTCGTCTGAAGACAAACATCAGACCAATTGAAAATGCACTAAGTAAAGTTTGCTCCTTGAGTGGATTTACCTACAACTTTAACGGAATTGCAGCAAATCTTGGTCTACTTTCTGAGGATAGAATTGCTGGTGTTTCTGCTCAGGAAGTTCTTAAGGTTCTTCCAGAAGCGGTTAAGCCAGCTCCAGTAAATTCTGAGTATCTGACAGTTCAGTATGAGAAGCTTGTTCCACTTCTTATTGAGGCTATTAAGGAACTTCAGGAAAAAGTTAAAACGCTAGAATCAAAAGCACAATGACTCTTCAATCCTCTGGACCAATAAACTTTTCCGAGATTCAAACTGAATTCACTGGATCTAATCCAATTGCCTTGAGCGAGTACTATGAGGTGCCCTATGGTCTTGTGACTGAAAATAATACCACAGTTCCTCCAAGTGGTACAATCTCCATGAGTAACTTTTATGGAACTGCTCGGGGAATTATTGCTACTGTTGCGAACGGTACATATTCTAATTTTAACCCTGGAGATTATTTTGGAACAGCTTGGGGTCAAAATACTCCAAAGACTTTAATTGTAAGTTCTGGCGTGACAATCAATGGGGGATTTATAGTAAGTTCTGCTTCTAATCTCTATGGGGCCACATTTCAGGGCACCTTAACTGTAAGAAATTATGGATTGATACGTGGACTTTCTGGCACCCCTGGCTCTGCCCCAAACTTTACCCCCACTGCCGGTGGAAATGCAATAACCGTATCTCATGGAAGTGTTCGCATCGAAAATCATGCTGGTGGTAAGATCTATGGCGGCGGCGGAGGAGGAGGACGGGGGGGTTCCGGAGGAGCTGGTGGTGCTGGTGGTGCTGGAAGTGCCCCAACTAGCGTTACAACTGCCTTAGGGGGTTCAGCGAGTAGTTATGTAGCTTATAATGAGGCAGAACAGTACACATATA